TTAAATATCTTCGTCCTGATGCACACTTTGATTTATACAATCGGACTTTTACTCGTTGGGAATGTCCACACGGATCTGAACCACCTGAATGGGAAGAAGTAGAAGCACAAATTCAAAAGGATGTAGATGCATATAATTATTATCTTTATGCCCGTAATCGTGAAACGGAGTATGGAGATTGGAAAGACCAACTGAACCTTCTCTATGATGATATCAAGTCTGGTAATTTGGAGAATGGTAAATGGGTTCAGATGGTAGAAGCAGTCAAAGCAAAGCATCCAAAACCAGAAGGACAACCACCTGCTTGACAACTGACTCAGAATCCCTTATAATATTCAAGTCTTCAATATCCTTGTAACTTTGGGAATGAAGACCCTCTCTGTGGTGGGAGAGGTGAGTTGGTGGTATAATGAGGAGGGTTTTATGCCCTCCTTTTTTCTTATAAATTATTAAGCGTATCTAAAGAAATATGAAGTTCACTGTTTATAGTAAAAACGATTGCCCCTATTGCACCAAAGTTAAACAAGTATTGGAGTTGACAAAACAATCATTTGTCGTTTATACTTTAGATGAAGATTTTACTAGAGATCAATTTTATGCCGAATTTGGAGAAGGTTCTACTTTTCCACAGGTAATTTGTAATGATCAAAAATTGGGAGGATCCGTTGACACGATCAAATTCCTCAAGGAACAACAAATCGTCTAAGACGAACATAAATAAATCAGAAGACCACTTTAATCGTGGCATTGAACTTATTCTTAATGGAGGGAAAAGAAAGCAGACTCAACCGTTCCACATCATCTTTGAAAAGATGGTTTGCTTTCTGAATCGGGAGGTAACCATCTATTTTGAATTTTCCTTTAAGTCAAGGAAAAGAAAAGTAGTTTCCCGAGGTAAAAGAAATGCTCGCAGTTAGTTTAGTATTTGGTTCCTTTCTAACCGTTTTGTTTCTTATAGTGGGGGTAATGGCAGGTTGGGTGGCAAGAGAATATATGATGAATTATCGGGAGATTCCGAAATTGCACCCAGAATTTTATGACGAAAATGGTAATGTTATTCCAGATGAAGTGGTCGCAGTAACTTTTAATCCTGATTACTTCGATGATGAAGAGTATGACAATGATGAAGAGGAAGACTAAATAATAGTACCTGTGTGGTTCGCATCTATCAGGTAGAAGGGGTGCTTAGGCACCTTTTCTTGTATAAATAGTATTGCGAATCACAACAGAGTAGATGTACTACACTTACGCTTATTTGCGTGAAGATAAGACTCCGTATTACATTGGTAAGGGTACTGGTAATAGAGCTTATGTTTCACACAGAAGAAAAAATGGTGCAGATTTTAAACCTAGATCAGAAAATCAAATTCTCATATTAAAACATTTTGAATGTGAGAAAGATGCATACGAGCATGAAAAATATTTAATATTTTTGTATGGATTGAAAATTAATAATGGTTTATTAATTAATATGACCAATGGTGGAGATGGTGGAGGACATATAAAGTATTCAAATGAAGAAAAAGAAGATGCTTACTATAAAAAATATAAGGAAAGATTAGAAAAATATAGAGAAAGGAGATTAGAACTAGAAAGAATACGGAAAAAGCAGAATAAAGAGTATTATAATAAAAAAGCGGCAGAATATAGGGAAAAAAATAAAGAAAAATATTTGGAATATGCAAGAGAATATAGAGAAAAAAATAGGGAAAGAATAAATGAACTTCAAAGAAAAAGAAGAAATGCCGATAAAGAAAAAACAAGTAAAGAATTAAAAGAGTATAGAGATAAAAATAGAAAAGAACTCAGAAGAAAAGAAAGAGAGTATTATGCTAAAAATAAAGAAAAAATCAAAGCAAGAAAAAAAGAACTAAGATTGAAAAAGAAACTTGACTCCCAGAACTAAATAAGGTATAATCATTTTAGATTGTGAATATCATGACTACGACGAAGAAGACGACAGCGACAACGAGTAGAGCAAAAACTACCGCAACAAAAAAACCAGCAACTCCAAAAGCAAAAGTTGCTGATGCACCTATTCCAGATCTTCCTACAAATCCTTTTGCTTTTGAAGTTCTCCAGATTGTTGATAAACAACGGTCTGCTGCAAAAAAAGTAGAAGCACTGAAGAAGTTTGAAGATCCTTCACTTAAAACTTTGTTTATTTGGAACTTTGATGAAACTGTAATTTCACTACTTCCTCCTGGTGAAGTTCCTTATGCTGCTACAAGTGAGCAGAACTCTTATAGTGGAACTTTGTCTGCTAAAATTAGTGATGCTGTTTCTAAAATGGGTGAACTGGGTTCTAACTCTCTTGGTTCACAAGACCAAGGGCGTTCATCTATTCGTAAAGAATATCAACGATTTTATAACTTTGTAAAAGGTGGTAACGATAGTCTCAGTTCTCTTCGTAGAGAGACTATGTTTATCAATGTTCTTCAAGGTCTTCATCCTCTTGAAGCGGAAATTGTTTGTCTTGTAAAGGATAAGAAACTTCAAGAGAAATATAAAATCACTAAAGAAGTTGTTATGGAGGCATATCCCGATATTCGATGGGGAGGGCGTTCGTGAGTTCAGTTATTGATAAAATCCAGGGAAAGCATATGGACTATTGGACATCAGCAGAAAAAGAAACTTGTAAGTCACGCTACGGTTGTGAAATTATGGTTGAAAATGGTTCATATGCTGATGTCTGCACCAAAGAAGCACCAAACGATGCTTACATTGTGAAGTATCTTGTGGATGAAGAAGTATGTTACGACTTGACCAGAGGTACAAGAACTCGTTTATTTGATATGTACTGGGATAAGTTTCGTGAGAACTTAAAGAGTATTGACTTTGGATATGGTCGATACAATCCAAAGACCTGGGGTTATAAAGCACCCGAAAAGAAAAAGCGAAAGTGATTTCTCAGATCGGGGAAAAATTTTCCGGCAAAATTTTCTTGCGTGAGGGTTTTCACAAATCTTCACGCTTTTTAGTATAATATCGATACATTTTTGTATCCATTGTTACGATTTCACCACAAAACCCGTATATATAGGATGAATAGAGGTATAATATCCCTCTAACGTTCATCCTATGTCTAAAGCACTTTTGCTTTTAGCATGGGTTCCACTTCTTTCTTTTACTACGCCACAACTTGCCAAAACTAATCAAGTGACGATAAGTTGTGACGCAGCGTGGGAACTAATGGACATCGTTAAAAACGACGATGTAGTAGACCAAAGAAGAGAAGACCGATTGCTGTCAGAACTCCGAAAGGATGTTGTGAAACTTAAGTGCTAAACTGAATAGGACGGAAGTAAGCCGACTCGGAACGGAACGTTCATCTATGGAAACACTCATCCTTAGTTGCTTACAAGCACAATTGATTGCTGGGAGAGTTTATCAGCAAAACATTCCCAAACATGCAAAAAATGACTTAATTTGGGAGATTAAACAAGTTGCTCCCAAAGAGTGTAAAATAGACGCAAAAGCCGACTGAAGGAACGCCACCTAACCTAACAGTAAAGGAGCAAACCTAATGTCTAAAGTCGTATATCGTGGTGTTGAATATGACACCAACGACCGCCCAACCCAAACCTTCAAAAGAGAACCTCACGTAGAAATCTATCGTGGAACAATGTTCTGGGTAGATGAAAATGGAAACAAATTCTCTATGGAAAAGTCGGGAGGTAAAGTAAAATGAATACTTACTTCGTTCGCTATCTCAAGAAAAAAGCAAAGAAGGAACAACTTCTTAAAGACGCACAACTGAATATGGCGAAGCAACCACAAGTTGCTTGAAGTAAAGGAGGGTTGATCCCCTCCTTTTTTTATGTTATGATATTGAAAGAGTATATTACCTTATGGACAAAGACAAATTAAAACTGATTGTCCGTAATCTAGAACTCTTGGTTGATTCTCTGAAAGCAGAAGTTTATTCTGATGTTGCTGCTTACACCAACCCAGAAGTAAGAAAAAGACCTGTTTTAGATTACGACGAAATTTTTGAGGACGATGATGGTTACGCCGACTAGTAGAGCACGAAAACTTGTAAAACTTCTGGAGAGATTAGTTAAACAAGAACATCTCTATACTGAAGAAAAAATTATAGAAATGAAAGCACAATTGCGAGTTTTGAAGGAAGAACTTGCAGAATTAGAAAAGAAAACATCAAAAGGATTTGGTAAATGACTGTAAAACTTATCAGTGTGACTCCCGATGCAGAACAAACAATGGCATATATTGCTAGAGTTTCTAATCCAGCGAATCAGGATTCTGAAAACTATGCGGGTTTGCTACGTTATTGTATTAAGCACAATCATTGGAGTGTGTTTGAGCAAAGTACTATGAGTTTAGAAATTGAAACAAATCGTGGTATTGCTGCTCAAATTCTCCGCCACCGTAGTTTCACATTTCAAGAGTTTTCGCAGCGGTATGCCGATTCTTCTTTGTTGAGCGATTATATTCCTGTTCCTGACCTTCGTCGTCAAGATACCAAGAACCGTCAGAATTCGATTGATGATATTCCAGAGTATGAGAAACTGACCCTTCAAAGCAAGATTCAGGAGCATTTTGCACACTCTATGCGCCTCTACAAGGAACTTTTGAGTCACGGTATCGCTAAGGAGAGTGCAAGATTTGTACTGCCTCTGGCGACCCCTACACGTATCTATATGACGGGATCTTGCCGTTCGTGGATTCATTACATCAATCTTCGTTCTGCAAATGGAACTCAGAAAGAGCATATGGACATTGCTCTGGAATGTAAGAAGGTGTTTTCCGAACAATTCCCAACGGTTGCAGAAGCCCTTGAGTGGGTCTAAATAAATTATCTTGAATTCGTAACTTTATGCCTGTATATCCTGTAGTTAATACAAAAACTGGTGAACAGAAAGAAGTGGAAATGAGCATCCACGACTGGGACCAGTGGAAAAAAGATAATTCAGACTGGATTCGTGACTGGTCTGATCCTTCTACCTGCCCTTCTCCTGGAGAAGTTGGTGAGTGGAAAGATAAACTTGTCGCAAGAAATCCTGGATGGAATGATGTGCTTGGAAAAGCAGCAAAAGCACCTGGCTCTCTTGTAAAGAAAATCTAATGGCAAGAAGAAAAAGAGGAAATAGTGATCAACCAATCGGAGTTGGTCTGACTGCAAAGCAAATGAAGAGGAGAAAACCTCTAAGTGCCGAATATTTAATTGATATTGACCCTCTTACAGAAAATCAAAAACGTCTGTTTGAGTCTTATAATGACGGTAAACATATTGTTGCTTATGGTTGCGCTGGGACTGGTAAAACGTTTATTTCTCTTTATAATGCTCTACAGGATGTTTTAGATGAATCAACTCCTTATGAAAGAATCTACCTTGTTCGCTCTCTTGTAGCAACACGTGAGATTGGTTTCCTTCCTGGAACACATGATGATAAGGCAGATATTTACCAGATTCCTTATAAGAATATGGTTAAGTATATGTTCCAGATGCCTTCTGATGCTGATTTTGAAATGCTTTATGGTAATTTGAAGTCACAGGAAACGATTAAGTTCTGGTCAACTTCTTTTCTTCGTGGAACTACGCTTGATAATGCAATCATTATTGTTGACGAGTTTCAGAATTTAAACTTCCACGAACTAGATTCTATTATTACTCGTGTTGGTGAAAATACCAAGATTTGTTTCTGTGGTGATGCTTCTCAATCAGACTTACAGAAAACAAACGAGCGTAATGGTATTATCGATTTTATGACGGTATTGCGTAAAATGCCTTCCTTTGATATAATCGAGTTTGGTGTAGACGATATTGTTCGTTCTGGACTTGTTAAAGAATACATTATTGCAAAGATGGAAGCAGGTTTTTAATGTTTAATCATGTTGATATTGAACTCCCTCAGTTGGAGCGTGAAACCATTGATGGCATAAGGTACTACAAAGTCCCAGACGAAGATGAACTTATTCGACTGGTCTCCATCACTTCGGTGACCAGTCATTTTAATAAAGAAATCTTTATTAACTGGCGTAAAAAAGTTGGTGAAGAAGAAGCAGATCGTGTCACAAAAGCGGCAACAAGTCGTGGAACAGATATGCACTCTCTTACTGAGCATTATCTCAAAAATGAAAAACTTCCAGAAGTTCAACCTCTTTCAGATTTTCTGTTTAAAATCTCAAAATCAGAACTTAATCGTATAAATAATATTTACGCCCTTGAAGGGTCCCTATATAGTAAGCAACTAGGTATTGCTGGGACTGTTGATTGTATTGCCGAATATAATGGCGAGTTATCAATAATCGACTTTAAGACTTCTAAAAAACCAAAACCACGTGAGTGGATTGAACACTATTTTGTTCAATGTATGGCATATGGATGTATGCTTTACGAACTAACAGGATTGACTGTTAAAAAACTTGTAATCATTATGGCTTGTGAAAATGGAGAATGCGTCGTTTATGAAGAATATGACAAATCAAAATACATCAAACTCCTCAGCAAATACATTAGAAAGTTTGTTAGAGATAAACTGGAGCTCTATGGAACCAAATAAAGAACTAGAACAAGCCATCGAGAATAAGTTTTTAACGCCTTCCAAGTTTGCTCTTGAGATTGAAAAGATTGTAGCAGAAGAAAACTTTAACTATATTGATGCAATCGTTCACTATTGCGAAATCAATAGTCTTGAGGTAGAATCAGTAACAAAACTCATTTCAAAACCTTTGAAAGAGAGATTAAAGTGGGACGCAACTCGTCTTAACTTTATGAAAAAAACTTCGAGAGCACGACTTCCGCTATGAGTCCTTTTGAGACATATCAAACTTATCTTTCGATGAAAAGTCATTTTACGAATAGTAAATATG